ATGTGGTGATCTACGACTTCCCCGGCGGGGCTGCCACCGACCACTGCGGCATCGTGGAGATGGAGCTGCCGGACTACGGGGTGCAGGCCATCGAGGGCAACACCAGCAAGTCTGGGAGCCAGAGCAACGGCGGGATGGTCTGCCGGAAAAACAGGCCAAGGAAGTACATTGTAGGGGCCGTGAGGCCGCAATTTGATGTAGAAAAGGAGGCCGATACCATGACCAAAGAGGAGTTCAAAAAGATGTGGCTGGAGTTGCGCAGGGAGCTTCAGGACAACGACAGCGAAGCCTGGAGCCAGGAAGCCCGGGACTGGGCTGTAGCAAGCAGCATTATTCAGGGCAGCGACCCGTTGCCGGACGGAACCCCCAATTACATGTGGGAGGACCTGCTGACCAGGGAGCAGATGGCTGTGCTGCTGTACCGTTTTGAGCAGCGGATCCTCAGTCTGGTCAAGGGGATGCTGTAATGGAATTCTCCAAACGCCTCATCCGCGACATCCGCTGGCTGCTGTGGGTCGTGACCGTAGGCGGACTGCTGCTGGCCGCGTACTGCGTCCGGGTGGGCTACACCGGAGCCCTGCCGTGGCTCAGCGCGATGGTGGGCCTGCCCTGGACCGCTCACGGCACCGTCTGCGCGTTCTACCTCAACATGGCCAAGTCCGACCATAAACAGGGCGGCATTACATACGAAAGCGCAAAGGCCGCGGGGTTCCAACAAGAAAGCCAGGACAGCCCTGCAATTTAACGCAGATGCCTCCACGGAAAGCCCGTGGAGGCATCTGACCTTCTTTGTCATATATTATTGAGGTTTATAATACATAAATTATTTAATCCTGAAGGACCGCAGCACTGGTTCTACCAGGAGTGGATCCTGAAGGCGGAGCAGAGGAACGCTCTGTATCTCCATTTTACCATGGAGGACAATCCCTCCCTCTCTCCGCGCATCCGGCAGCGTTACCGGTCCAGTTACAGCGGCGCTTTCTACAGACGGTTCATTCTGGGGGAATGGACCGCCGCCAAGGGGCTGATCTACGACTTCTTCGACCCCGCGCGGGACGCGCGGCCCGCGCCTAAGGGCGAACTGGAGGAGTACGTCATCTCCGTGGACTACGGCACCGCGAATCCCTGCTCCTTCGGCCTCTGGGGCCTCAGCGACGGCGTGTGGTACCGGGTGCAGGAATATTATTACGCATCCAGACGTACCGGCGTTCAGCTGACGGACCAGGAATATGCGGCGGAATTGGCTCGGCTGGCTGGCCGGCACCAGATCCGCTGCGTGGTGGCGGACCCCTCCGCCGCCAGCTTTATCACCGCCCTGCGCCAGGCGGGCTACCGCGTCATCAAAGCCAACAACGACGTCCTCTCAGGCATCCGCATCACCGCCGACCTTCTGAAACGTGGGCGTATCGTGATATGCGAGGGCTGCGAGGACTGTCTGAGGGAAATGGCGCTGTACCGCTGGAGCGAGGAAACCAATGGGCGGGACGCCCCCCACAAGGACAACGATCACGCTATGGACGACATGCGGTATTTCGCCGTCACTGTGGCGGACGTGAGCGAGAGCGAAGGGGTCTTCTGCTCCGTAGCGCGGCCCTAGGCGGGCGGCCAAATCCGCTCTGCCGTGCGGTGCGGGACCAAACGTGCCGCGCGGCAGCGAATGGCCGCTTTTGCCGGGAACACCGCCGCTGCGCCTCAAAAACCCTCGCCCCTGCTCGCCTTGACGGGCCCGCCCCGGCAGCCGTCGGCTGCCTGAAAGGAGTTGAGTGATGAAATTATTCAGAAGAAAACAAGAACCGGCCCTTGAGGCCGCGGCCACGCCGCAGATCAGACGCAGCGACAGCAACCCCTTCGGGATGCTGGGCGGTTACACCGCTCTGCAGCAGGGCGAGGTGCGGCTCTATCGGGCAATCCGGGAAAGCGTACCCGTGGTGGATGCGTGCATCTGCAAAATCATCCGGCTGTGCGGCGGCGTTTCCGTACAGTGCGGCGACCCGGAGGCCGAACGGCGCCTGCGCCTGTTCCTGGGACACGTGGACGTGGGCCGGGGACAGCGGGGCATCAACGCTTTCCTGGACCAGTACCTGGACTCCATGCTGATCTGCGGACAGGCGGTGGGCGAGATCGTGCCCACTGCCGACATGCGGGATATTGCCGCCGTTCTGTGCGGCCGCGTGGAGGATGTGCAGGTCCGGGAGGGCGACGGGCCGCTGGATTTCCAGCTGTGCGGCCAGGACGCTTACGGGCAGTTCTCTCCCCTGCCCCAGCAGCAGCTGCTGCTGTTCACACCCTTTAACCCGGAGACCGGTTCGCCCTACGGCGTCTCGCTGCTGCGCTCCATGCCGTTCCTGACCGAGCTGCTCAGCAAAATCTATTACGCCATCGGCGTGAACTGGGAGAGAATGGGCAACGTGCGCTTCGCCGTGGTCTATAAGCCGGGCAGCGGCGAGTGGGAACGGGGCATGGCCCAGGAACGCAGCCGGCAGCTGGCCAGCGAGTGGAGCCGGGCCATGGAACGGACCAGAAACGGCGATGTGCGGGACTTCGTCGCCGTGGGCGACGTGGACATCAAGGTTATCGGCGCGGACAACCAGATCCTGGACAGCTCCGTGCCCATCCGGCAGATCCTCGAACAGCTCGTCAGCAAGACGGGGATCCCCCCGTTCATGCTGGGCCTGAGCTGGTCCAGCACGGAGCGGATGAGCACCCAGCAGGCCGATATGCTGACAACCGAAATGACCGCCATCCGGCGTTCCCTGACTCCGGCTGTTGAACGGATCTGCCTGCTGTGGCTGCGGATGCACGGGTATGCGTGCGATTTCCAGGTGGTCTGGGACGACATCAACCTCCAGGATCTCCTTGAGGAAGCCAAGGCGGACTGGTACAAGGAACAGACCAGAAAGCTGGCCCTTGAGAACGACGCGGCTGAACGGGCCGCGGCTAAAGAGTCTGCCCATGACGGCGGGCAGGCCTCGCGCGGGCAATAAGACCCCGCAACATATGAAATTTTACGCTTTATGCGGAAAGGAGCAATCCGTTGGAAATTAGAAAAGAACCGGGCAGCGTGTCCCGGCACAAGGTATCAAGGGAGGACATGATCCTCATCAACCGCCTGAGCAAGACGGAACTGACCCCCGATCAGGTCTATACCTTCGCCATCCGCCTGTGCGACAACGAGATCGACAGGGATTGGGAACGGTTCGACGAGGATGCGCTGGAGTCGCTGAGCCGGTTGTTCGTGGGAAAAAGCGGCATCTTCGACCACAACTGGTCCGCTGAAGGTCAGACCGCAAGGCTCTACAAGACCGAGGTCTGCCGCGAAAGCGGCAAAACCGGCGCGGGCGACGGGTGCCAGTACCTGAAAGGCTATGCGTACATGCTGCGCAGCGAGAAGAATGAATCGCTGATTGACGAGATCGAGGCCGGCATCAAGAAAGAAGTCAGCGTCGGATGCAGTGTGGCAGGACGCAGCTGCTCCATCTGCGGGAAGGATCACTGCGATCACCAGGGCGGCAAGCGGTACGGCGGGAAGCTCTGCTTCTTTACGCTGAAAGAACCCACGGACGCCTATGAGTGGAGCTTCGTGGCCGTCCCGGCCCAGAGAAAGGCCGGCGTCATCAAGAGCTTCGCGTATGAGCCGGGCGGAGACCTCAAACGTTTACTGTCCGCCCACCCGGACTGCCTGCGGCAGCTGGAGGCGCTGGAAAAGGAGGCCCGGCTGGGCAGGAACTACATGGAGAGCCTGCGCAAAGAACTGGTCCGGCTGGCGGGACTCACCGATGATACCATGGACCTCAAGGTCTTCGCCGCGATGTCTGAAAAGATGGACGAGAATGAACTGCTGGAGATGACCCGCGTGTACCAGCGGCGCATGGACGCGATGTTCCCCCCCACCCCGCAGCTGAAGCCCAGGACTCCCGCGGCCTGCGATGATGAGGACCGGGCGTTTCTGATTTGATTGAAGGAGGATTTTGCTATGAGTATTTCTTTTGAAGGCGTGGGCCAGGTCTGCGCTACGTTTTTGGGCGGCAAGCTGGCCGAAGGCCAGGTAGTCAAAATGAAGAGCGGCGGCACGGTGGGCGCGTGCAGCGCGGACGACCCGTTCTGCGGCGTGGCCCTGTGCTGCAAAGACGATGCCTGCACGGTGCAGGTGGGCGGCTTCGCGTCCGTCGGGTACAGCGGCGCCGCTCCTACTGTGGGCTGGAGCACCCTGGCCGCCGACGGCAAGGGCGGCGTCAAGTCCGCTTCCAGCGGCGTGACCTGCCTGGTCGCAGATGTGAACACCACGGCGAAGACCGTGACGATCATGCTTTAAGGGAGGAAATGAATGATGTCTTACAGCTACGACAATCTGAGACTCGAAAAGGGTATGTACGGCGAGGCCGGGAAGTCCTTTACGCAGGTGCTGGAGGCCGCAGACCCCAGCGAAAATTACCGGGGTACGCCCCTGGAAGGGCTGGACGCCTTCCAGCGGCAGCTCAAGCGGTTCGACATCCATGTCAAGGGCAGCCGCTCCGATGTGGTGGAAAAGTTCTTCCGGACGACGGAGTCGGCGGTGCTGTTCCCTGAGTTCGTGTCCCGCGTGGTGCGCCAGGGTATGGAAGAGGACAATGTCCTGCCCTCTATTACCGCTACCGTGACCCAGTTCGATGGGATGGATTACCGCTCCATCTCCTCCGTGCCCAGTGAGGATGAGAAAAGCCTCAAGCGTGTGGAGGAAGGCTCACAGCTGCCCCAGACCACTGTGCGGACCCAGAGCAATCTGGTGAAGCTGCACAAGAGGGGCCGGATGCTGGTCGCCTCCTATGAGGCCATCCGCTTCCAGAGGCTGGATTTGTTCTCTATCACCCTGCGGCAGATCGGCAGCCACATCGCCAGGATGCACCTGGAGGACGCAATCAAGGTGATCGTTGACGGCGACGGCAACGACAATCCTGCCGACGCGTTCACTGTGGGTTCCGCGCCTATCGGCGGAACCAGCGGGACGCTCACCTATGAGGCCCTGCTGGACTTCTGGGGACAGTTCGATCCCTACACCATGAACACCATTCTGGTGCCGAACGCGGTGATGCTGGACATGCTGAAAATGAGCGAGTTCCAGAACCCCCTGACGGGCCTGAACTTCCAGGGCACCGGCACCCTTGCCTCTCCTCTGGGCGCGACCCTGCTGCGCACCAGCGCGATGCCCGCGGGCAAGCTGATCGGCCTGGACCGCAACTATGCGCTGGAAATGGTCAGCGCGGGCGATGTGATGGTGGAGTACGACAAGCTCATCGACCGCCAGGTGGAACGGGCCGCTATCACCAGCATCTCCGGCTTCGCCAAGCTGTATACCGACGCCGGGAAGATCCTGGCAATCTGAGGTGCTGTTTTATGAATGAACAAATCCCTCTTCTGGCATCCGCGGTTGTTCTGCCTACAGACGCAGAGCGGCCCCTGCTGGCCGCGCTGTGTACCGCCGCTGTGGCCGATATCACACGCCGGCTGCGGCCCGGGCTGACGGCGGAGGACTGCGGAGACGCGTTCCTGTGCGCCGCGGCGATGACGGCTGCGGCGGGGCTGATCTCCTGCCGCAGCAGCGGCGGCGTGGAACAGCTTTCCGCCGGTGATGTGAGCCTGCGGCTCGGAGACAACGATGACAGCTGCAAGGCCGCCGCCTCTATGCGGCGGCACGCCGCCGAAATGATGGAGCCCTACTGGGTGGACGACAGCTTCGCCTTCGCGGGGGTGAAGGGATGAAAGCCCGCCTGGAGCAAGCCATCGAGCGGTATGGACAGACGGTAACGCTGGTCCCGGGGGACGGCGGCGAAATGCAGGAAGTACGGGCGTTCCTACAGCCGATCCTGAAACAACAGGTGGAACCGCCGGTGGCGGTCACACCCCTGGGACCGGTCTGCGAGCACCGGTGGCTTTACATCGGGAAGGCCGGTGTGGAGGTCAGGGTCGGAGACCGGATGTCCTGCGGTGAGGCGCGGCTGGTTGTGCAGGAGGTGCGGCCCGTTTATTGGCAGGACGATGTGCTCTACCGGCGCGCGATCCTGCGGCGGGAAAAGGAGGCGGCGGTATGAATGGACTGGAACAGGTCAAGACGGCCCTTGCCGATGCACTGAAAAAAGCCGGAATCGCCGCGCACACCGCTTACTCACCCGGCTGGGCCAAGGCCTATCAGGAGCCGGTGGTGGCTGTGGGGCTGCGCACCGGCGAGAGCAAGGGCGGCGCGATGGGCTGCTATATGGGCCAGCGGGTGGACCCCGATACGCTGGCCTGCCAGGAAGTCTATGGGATGCGGCTGGAGCTGTCGCTGTCGCTGGACATCTACTGTCCGCCCGGCGAGGGGGCGGGACGGTGCGACAGCGTCCTGGAAACCTTGCACCAAGTGATGCTGAACGGGCTCCCCTCCGGCCTGCGGCCCACGGAGCTGAAATGGGAGGAGACCGTCTGGGACGGCGACACCTCCATGTTCCTGCGGCGGGGCAGCCTCGCCTGCGGCGCGTTCTTTGTCGCTGAGACAACGGAAGAACAGCTCGATCTGACTGATTTTATTTTGAAAGGTGTTATGACCAAATGAAAAGTATCATCCATGAGCGTCCGGGAGTTTATTCCTCTTATGACGCGTCCGCCTCTCTCCGGGGCGGCAGGTCTGCCCGCGCGGCCGGCGCAGTCGCCAAAAGCAAAACCGGGACGCCTAATGCGCCGGTGACGATCACCAGCTATGAGATGGGGCTGAGCGTGTTCGGTGAGGACGACGCGGCGTCCCCCGGCATGTCCACTCTGCTGAAGCTGCTGTTCATGGGCGGCGTGTCTACGGTATCGGCCGTGGCTGTGAGCGGAGACGATTATGCCAGTGCGTTCGCCGCCCTGCAGGGCGTGGAAAACGTACAGGTGGTGGTCTGCGACAGCGGCGAACTGACCGTACAGCAGGCCCTCCGGGCCAGCCTGGAGGGAGCCTCCGCCGCACGCCGGGAGCGGGTCGCTGTGGTGGGAATGAACGGCGCTTCCACGGCGGAGCTGACCGCGCGGGCCAAGGAGCTTAACAGCGAGCGCATGGTCCTGGTCGGCCCGGACGGGCTGGACAGCGCCGGGAAGACGCTCCCCGGCGTATTCGCCGCGGCGGCTGTGGCGGCGGCGATAGCCGTTACCAAAGACCCTGCTATCCCGCTGAACGGCTCGCCCCTGTACGGCCTGGGCGGCGTCAGCGAGCAGTACAGCGACAATGATATTGATCTGCTGGTACGGGGCGGCGTAACGCCTCTGGAGGCGGTCGGCGGCGTGGTTTCCCCGGTACGGGGCATTACCACGCGCACGACCACCGGCGGGGCGGACGACTCCACCTGGCGGGAGCTGACCACCATCCTGATCGTGGACGACGTGATCCCCTCGATCCGCCAGAGCCTGCGCGCCCGCTTCAGCCAGGCTAAAAATACCGTCCAGACCAGAGGCGCTGTCCGCTCCCAGGTCATCGTGGAGCTGGAAAGCAAGCTGCGCGCCGAGATCATCGACGGCTACAGCGATGTGACGGTGTCCGTTTATGATGAAGACCCCACGGTGTGCCTGGTGGAGTTCAGCTTCTCCGTTGCCCACGGTCTGAACCAGATCTACCTTACCGCCCATATCACCATTTAAGGAGGTTGTGACCTATGGAAGTTACAGGATTTCCTACCAGTTGTGACATTTATCTGGAGCTGGAGGGCCGGAAGGTCGCGGTCGTACAGAGCTACACCGCCAAAGCTACCAAGAGCAGCCAGGTGGTGGAGGCCTTCGGTGAGAGCGAGCCGGTGGCTACAATCAACGGCCAGAACAAGTATGTGGTGGAGCTGACCCGGCTCTACGCCACCGACGACGCCATCAGCGACGGCATCGACTTCTTCACCCTGGCGGACTTCTCCCTGGTCATCTGCAAGCCGGACCGGAAGGTCATCTACAGCGGCTGCCAGTGGAACGCCATTCAGGAGGAAGGCAAGGTGGGCTCTATGGTGGCTGAGAAGGTAACGCTGGTGGCCACCAGCCGCATCGAGGTGGCGGCCTGATGGATGAGGAGAAGCTGATCCAGGTCAGTTTCAAAATCCCGCCCAGCGCGCTGGACAGCCTTTCCAGGCTGGCGGAGCAGCTGCGGATGCTGACGGAGACGGCAGCCGCGCAGGCTGCCCCCGTCCCCAGGACTGCGGAGAGCGAACGCGGGGAAAGCAATTCCTTTGACCCCACACGTTTTCTGGAGCTGCGGCAGGACGCGGATCTTCCGCCGCAGGCCGTCCGGGCCGATGTTTCGGACATGGAGGACGCAAAAACGGTCTCCGCCGAGGTCTCCCGGGCCGGAGATGCGGCGGCGGTTTCCGCCGAGGTTCAGCATGAACTCCAAAACCCCTGGAGCGCGGGAGAGCTGCCGTACCATCACCCCGAGGACGCCGCCGCGGCAGAGCCAGTCAATGACTCACGGCACACTTCGCTGGAGGAGCGGGATTTCCCGCTCCCTCCGGCGGAGACAGCCCAGGCAGGCCCGCCCGACGCGGTTCCCGCTGTCCGGGCGGAAGCAGAGAGGACTGTGCCGAACGCGCCGGAAGCAGGGCGGGATGTGGAGCGGCAGGTTCACGATGTTGAAAGCGCACGGACAAACGCAGAGGAGCGGGAACTCGTACTGGCCGCCGTTCAGGACGAAGTGTCCGGCGGAACCGAGGCCCCGCTGGGCGCCGGCGTGGTCGTACAGACCCAGCCGGAAATGCCGCAGAGCCGGTGGAGCGGCGTCACGGAAGAACTGGTGGTCCCGGGTCCCGCGCCGCTGACCGCAGAGGCCGTGTCGCTGGCCTTCGAGCGGGATGGACGGCGGTATGACAACGGGTTCCCGCTGTATTGATGGAGGTGAGTGAAGATGCTGCTGGAACCGATGCGCTACAAGGACTATATCTGGCCCTACAATCCGGCGACCTACTCCATCACCTATGAACGGCAGATCGCCGTACACAAGGTTCCGTTCGGCCACTACTGTATGCAGGACCTTGGCCTGGGCTGCCGGGTCATGCGGGGACAGGGGGAATTCTCCGGAGAGGGCGCCTATGATGAATTCAAGAAGCTGGCGTCCATCTTCTATGACGACGGACCGGGGCTGCTCATCCATCCGCTGTGGCAGATCTCCAACGCCTATTTCACCGCCCTGAAGCTGGAGCAGGAGCCCCTGCCGGATTACGTGCGCTACAGCTTTGAGTTCCGGGAGCGGTACGATGATTACGACGACAGCCTGGCCTCGCTGGGCTCGACAGGCGGCGGCAGTACCGTCCAGAATACAAAAGCGGCCCCGTCTTCTAAGACGGCCCACTCCGTCGTCAGCGGGGACACCCTGTGGGGGATCTCCAGACGGTACGAGGTAAAGCTGGAGGACTTGCTGAAGGCCAATCCGGGAATCAAGAATCCCAATCTGATCCGCGTCGGAGAGGAAGTGGTGATCCCGTGATGACCGTGTGTCTGGAAACCTGCGACGGGGGGCTCTACCAGCTGCCGGTCCTGCTTCGGTGGGACCTGACCCTCACGGGGAACGTTCCCTGTGACAGTATAACCGTTACATGCCTGTATGACGAGAGTATGTCGGATGTACTGCCCAAGGCGGCCCGGTTCACCGCCTGCCAGGAGGGCGAAACCATGCTGCGGGGCGTGGTTGACGCCTACGAGATCTCCCTGTCCCAGCAGGGGCTTCTGGCAACGGTGGAGGGCCGGGGAATGGCCGCGCTGCTGCTGGACAATGAGTCGGAAGCGCTCTCCTATGAGCGGGCGGTGCTGTCGGAGATCCTGGGAAATCATGTGTCCCCTTACGGCATCCAGGTGGGTTCTCAGCAGAGTATCTCCGGAAACAACTATGCTGTGACCTCCGGTTCCAGCCAGTGGAAGGCCCTGCAAGGATTCACCAACCGGTTTGGCGGATTTGATCCCTACTTTACCAGGGAAGGCACGCTGGTCGCCGAGCCGCTGTGGGGCAGCGGGAAGGAGCTGCAAGTGGACGACAATACGCCGCTGCTGTCTCTGCGCAAGCGGGAGCAGCGGTACGGCGTAATCTCCGAAATGCTGATACAGGACAAGATCCAGAACATCACCCACTCTGTGCAGAACCAGGAGTTTGTGAGCGTTGGCGGGCAGCGGCGGCATGTGCTGTATATGCCGCGAAGTACGGCTGATGACCGCCGGTATACCGGCGAGTATCAGATCGCGCAGTCCGCTTTGGAACAGCTGGAGATCACCCTGGAGCTGCCCTTCGCCTTCGCCGCCTTTCCCGGGGACCGCGCAGGGTTGTCGCTGAACCGCCTGAAGCTGTCCGGAAGCTATGATGTCGTAGCCGCCCGCAGCCGGATGGACGGCGACGGGGAGCGGACAGAAGTAACATTGAGCAGGAGGTAAGGGGAATGTGGCTATCAAAATCCATCGCCCTCCGGCAGAGAGCGGCACAGGAGAGCGCGGCTGCCGATATGGGCATGACGACCATCGGCGGGGGCAGCGCCTCGGTGATGACTCGCGGGGAACAGCGCGATTTATCCGTCTTTTCCCCGTCCGGAGTCATCTGGCAGCCCAAGGCCGGTGACACCGTGCTGGTGATAAAGGGCGGCGCCGGCGGCCAGGAGCAGTGCATCGTGGCCGCGGATACCGCTGAGTCCGCACCGGAGGACATTGAACCGGGGGAACTGTACCTCTACTCCAACAAGGACACCTTTATTTACCTGCGCGCTGACGGCAGGATCGCCGTCAAGGGGAATCTATCCGCCGAGGGAGACGGAACAGTCAAGGGCAACCTTGATCTGACGGGCGATGTGGTGCTGACGGGATCTGTGACGGTCAACGGGACGCTCAGCGTCAACGGAACCTTGATCGTGAACGGAGAGCCCTACCGTCCCTGCACATGCTGACAGGAGGATAGAATCATATGGAACCAAGATTGAAGAACGGCGACTACATCCCTGACGGACTGGGAGGCGTGGTGCGCTGCGAGGGGGCGGATGCGCTGCTGGAGCGGGTCCTGTTCCGGCTGACCGCCCGGAGAGGCGGACTTCCCTTCCTGCCCCGGCTGGGCAGCAGGCTGTATCTGCTGCCCAGGGAGCCCGTCGCTCAGCGTCTCTCCGCCGCCCGGCAGTATGTTGCGGAGGCGTTGGCTGAGGAGCCCGTCAGCGTGACGGATGTGAAGCTCACAGCTCTGGGCGGCGGACGGGCGCAGCTGGCAGTATGGCTGGACTACCAGGGGACGGAGCTGTCCGTATCCATGGCAGTTTAGACAAGAGGGAGATGTGTAATGGAAAAAACAATTGATACCATCTATTCGGAGATGCTGGCTGTCTTCGGTGAGGCCAGCGGGTATCTGCCCAGCAGCTCCTGCGACCTTGCGGCCCGCCTCTATGCGGCGGCGGCGCAGATCCAGGGCCTGTATTTGCAGGCGCAGTGGCTGCTGGATCAGAGCTTTCCGCAGACGGCTGCGGGGGAATACCTGGACCGCCACGCCCAGCTGCGGGGCATCAGCCGGAGCATTGCCACCTGCGCCGCGGGAAGGCTCCGTTTCGGAGTGACTACCGCGGTCAGCGGGGACCTGACGGTGAAGTCGGGCACGGTATGTATGACGAAGGACGGCGTCCGCTTTGCAACGACAGACGACGCCGTTCTGAAGGCCGGATCGCTTTATGTCGACGCTCCCGCCATAGCCCTGGAGCCGGGGCGGCAGGGCAACGCGGCCGTCAACACCGTCACCATCATGGCCGCCATGCCGGTCGGCATCAAAGCCTGTACCAATCCGGAGGCCTTCAGCGGCGGCGAGGACAAAGAGAACGACGAGGGCCTGCGCCGGCGTCTGCTGGACAGCTACCACCGTCTGCCAAATGGAGCCAACGCCGCCTACTATGAGCAGACCGCCATGTCCTTCGCCGGCGTAGCGGCGGCTGTGGCGGTGAGGCATCCCAGAGGCGTCGGGTCGGTAGACCTCTATATTGCCTCCGAAGCGGGCATCCCGGACATGGCGCTGCTGTCGGAGATAAACAAGTACTTGCAGGAAAAGAGAGAGATCTCGGTCGATCTGCGGGTAATGACCCCCACAATAAAGCCGGTATCAATCCAGGTGGCGGTCCAGCCCGCGGCTGGGTACAGCTTTGAAACCGCCCGTGCAGACGCGGACGCAGCCCTGCGGGGGGCGTTCACCGGCGCCCTGCTGGGCAAGGAGGTCACACTGGCCTTCCTGGGCAACCTGCTCTACGACCTGGACAGTGTGCAGAACTATCATTTCACTTCGCCATCGGCGGATATCCCGGCAAATTCCACCGTGCTGCCTTACCTGGGGAACGTGACCATCACACTTCTGGAGGCGTAGCATGGGGTACAGTGAACACCTGACAAACCTGCTGCGGCCGCTGGGCGTATATGACCTCAGGGATGGAAGCCTCAGCCGCAGCGAGCTGGACGCTCTGGGGCATGGGCTTGATGCCCTGAGCGACCGGCTGGACTATGTGGAGCGGGAAGGCTCTCTTGCTACCGCCGTGGGCGAGGGACTGGACAAGTGGGAATCTCTGTTTGCCCGCACCCCCGTCCACTACTCCACAGAACTGCGCCGGCAGGCGATTGCCGCCCTGCTGCGCATCAGCGGAGACAGCTTCACGCTGTCGGATATCAACAACACGATCTCCGGCTGCGGCATCAAGGCATTGGTCCAGGAGACCGGACGGTTCGGCTATGTCCGCGTCATCTTTCCCGATGTAGCCGGGATTCCGGACGGCTTTGAACAGATCCGGGAGATCATTCTGGATATTATCCCCTGCCATCTGGATGTAGAGTTTTACTTCCGCTACCTGACCTGGGAGGAATGTGAGGCCCGACAATATACCTGGGCAGTCATCCACGCACAGGCGTATACCTGGTACGGCTTCGAACTGGCCGTCTGATACCTTTAAATTTTCTAATTTCCAATTTTCTTTTCTAATCCTTTCCAAAGGAGAACCGGGACAGGCGTTCAGCCTGCCCCGGTTCTCCTGTTTTGCAGCAGCTGTGCCTGGGCTGCCAGTGTCTCCAGGGTATCGCCCAGCTGGTTGAAGACTGCGGCCAGTACGGCCAATTCATCCGGTGACATGCACTCATACAGCGCGTTTGCCACTCCCGCCACCAGTAAAGTCAACTCCTGCGGATCCATGACCGGCATCCCTCCCGTCCATCCTATGCCGGAACCGGCGCAGTTGGAAGCGGGAATCAATCATCCAGCAGATATCTCAGCATCCGCTCGGGGTCCTCCAGAAAGCGGCGGGTCACCTGATAGTGCTCCGTCTCCCGGTAGTCCACAGAGCGGATGCCGTCCTCGGAAAACTGGAGGATATCCGCCTCCGGATAAGCCATCAGGATAGGCGAGTGCGTGGCGATAATGAATTGCGACCGTTGCTTCACCAGTCCGTCAATCTGGCATAGAAGCGTCATCTGCCTGGAAGGCGACAACGCAGCCTCCGGCTCGTCCAGCAGGTATACGCCATGCCCGCCAAAGCGGTTCTGCACCAGGGCCAGGAAGCTCTCCCCATGGGAACGGTGGTGGAGGGAAACTCCGCCGTAGCTGTCAACGACCGGCGGTCCGAAAGACGGCTCGCGGTCCATCTGGTCGATATTGGTGGCGACATTATAGAAGCTCTCCGCCCGCAGGAAAAAGCCGTCGGAAGCATAGTCCCGCTTTACCAGCGTCAGGCTCTCCCACAGCTCCGAGTGGGAGTCCTCCGTGGAGAAGCGGAAATTCTTTGTCCCGCCCTCCGGATTGAAGCCATACGCCACAGCGATTGCTTCCAGCAGGGTAGACTTCCCCGTCCCGTTTTCCCCAATGAAAAATGTGACCGGTTTCTCCAGTTCCAGCTGCCCGGCACGCATCAGATGCCGGATTGCCGGGATTTCCGTCAGATAGGAGCCGTCCCCGATTTCCCCCGTCAGCTTCACCGCACTGATATAGGTCTTTTCAGCCATGTTCCGCCCCCAGCTCTAGTTCATCGCTTCCGCGTTCGTCTCAAACATTTCCCGCAGACGCTCCGCCGCCGCGGGGCAGCTTTTCAGCTCCGGATCGGCAGCCAGTACGCCTTCCGCCGCCTGCTGCGCCTCCCGCAGCAGCGTCATGTCGCAGCTCAGGTCCGCCACCTTCAGCGCCGGCAGGCCGTGCTGCCTCTGCCCGAAGAAATCCCCCGGGCCCCGCAGGCGCAGGTCCTCCTCAGCGATCTTGAATCCATCACCGGTCCGGGTCATCACCTTGAGCCTGGCCCGGGATTCTTCGCTTTGATTGTCAGATATGAGGATACAATAGGATTTATGCTTCCCCCGTCCCACGCGTCCTCGCAGCTGGTGGAGCTGGCTGAGCCCGAAGCGGTCCGCGTCCTCAACAACCATGACCGTAGCATTGGGCACATCCACTCCGACCTCCACCACAGTCGTAGAGACCAAAATATGGATATCCCCGGCGGCAAAGGAGGACATGACTTTGTCCTTTTCCTTTGGTTTCATCCGCCCATGGACGCAGGCGACGGTCAGCTGAGGGAATACTTTCTCCTGGAGCATTTTTGCATATTCCATAGCCGCTTTGCGGTCGTCGGGTATCTGGTCGTTTTCCTCTACCATGGAGCAGATAATGTACGCCTGCCTTCCGGCGGCGATTTCTTTCCCTAAAAATTTGTAAATCCGCTGGTGGTAGCTGCCGGGGACGGCAAAGGTATCAATCTTCTGTCGCCCCGGCGGCAGCTCGTCAATGACCGATACATCCAGGTCCCCATAGATCATCAACGCCAGCGTCCGCGGGATCGGCGTTGCCGACATGACCAGCAGATGGGGCCGTTCCCCCTTAGCGGCCAGCGCGGAACGCTGTCCCACGCCGAACCGGTGCTGTTCATCCGTCACCACCAGTCCCAGATCATGATACGCCACATCCGCGCTGATCAGCGCATGGGTGCCGATTACCACCTGAGCCTCCCCGCTCTCCATTGCGGCCAGAATGCTCCGCCGCTTCTTCACCGGCATCGCTCCGGTCAGCAGGACGCAGGCCGCCCCCATGTCCTCCAGCAGCGGTGCCAGCCCTTTGTAGTGCTGTTCCGCCAGAATTTCCGTAGGAGCCATCAACGCCGCCTGTTTCCCATTCCGCACGGCGCAGAGCATAGCGGCGGCGGCTACCATCGTCTTGCCGCTGCCCACGTCTCCCTGAACCAGCCGGTTCATCGGCCGTCCGGCGGACAGGTCAGCCTGAATTTCTTCAATGCTCCTGCGCTGGGCCCCGGTAAGTGCAAAGGGCAGCCGCGCGTAAAAATCTGACAGATTTACGTCCGCCCACGGCGCACAGGTCAGCGTATCCCGCCGCCCCCGCAGCCGCTTGAGCCCGACAGCCAGCAGAAACAGCTCCTCGAACACCAGCCGCCGCCGCGCGATTGCCAGTTCCTCCTCGCTGGAGGGGAAGTGGATCTGCTCATAGGCGTAGCCCACATGGCACAGCTGGTGCTCCCGGCGCACCTGGTCCGGCAGGGGGTCCGGCAGCAGCTTCCGGCAGGCCGCAAGCCCCTGTTCCATCGCTTTCACCAGCGTCAGCTGGCTGATTCCGGCGGTAAGGGGATAGACGGGCATAATCCGCCCGGTCATGAGCCGCGCGCCCTCCCGCTCGACGACCGGATTAGCCATAGCTCTTTTCCGCCCCATGATTTCAGCCTTGCCGAAGAAGGTATAGGTCTCGCCTGCCTGGAGATTGTCCTTCATGTACGCCTGATTGAAGAAGGTAACGTCCAGTGCTCCGGTCTCGTCCACGGCCCGCAGCTTTACCAGTTCCAGCCCCTTGCGGATACGGCTGAGGGTCGGCGCAGCAGCCACCATGGCCTCCACGCAGGCGTTTTCCCCTTCTTCCAGGTCCTTGATTTTCTTATAAGTCCGCCGGTCATCGTAAGCCCGCGGGAAGTAGGAAATCAGGTCCTTTAACGTCCGGATTCCCAGCTTTTCCAGAGCCTTGGCCCGCTGCTCCCCGATGCCCTTGACATAGCGGACGTTGGTGGTCAGGTCCGCCATGGGTCCACGTTCCTTTCACAGCGGTAATACAGGAAAGCGTCATCCTCTCCCACCTGCCGGAAACCCGCCTTTCCCAGGACATGCTGGCTGCGCCTGTTCTTGCGGACCGCGTCGGCGTTCACCGCCAGCAGCTCCAGCTCATCGAAGGCATACCGCAATACCAGCCGTTCGGCCTGTGTGCCGTATCCCCTGCCCTTTACCGAATCATTCACCAAATGGATGCTCAGGCTGCATTCCCGCTTTTCCAAATCAATGTGCTTCAGAATAACTTCCCCGACAGGCCGCTCCCCCAGCATCACCAGGAAAGCCTTGCGGTCCCGCGCCTGCTGCGCCTCAAAACGCCGGTCCACCACCGCCTCATCATACACATAGGGCGCGAACCGGCTCATATCCATATAGATAGCGGGATCATTCTCAAATTCCCGGTAAAACCGATGGCACAGCTCCCGCGTCATAGGCCGGAGGGTTACAGTTTCACACGCCATGTCCGTCTACCTCCATCCGCTGTCCCAGCCTCCACAGGAGCGGCTCAAAGTCCACGCCTTCGCGCCGGGGCGTCCCTTCTTTCCAGGTCCTTTCCGCACACTGGCTGGTGAACTCCGCCGCCAGCTGTGCCGCATCTCCCAGAGTCCATCCCCGAACGACGGCCCCTACCAACACGCTGGTAAACAAGTCTCCCGTCCCATGGAACTGGTCGGCCGCCAGCGGGGCGGAAGCAAATTCCACCCGGCCCGTGTCCCGGTCGAAGCACACCGCTCCCACTGTACCCGCCGCCATGGAAACGCCGGTCAGCACGACCGACCGCCGCCCGTCCATGCACAGGGCCTCGCACCATCTTCTTTGATCTTCTTCCCGGTCCAGCCGGAGATTTTCGTAGTCCTCTCCCAGCAGCAGCGCGGCCTCGGTGCGGTTGGGCGTGATTACGTCCGCCAGCGCCGCCAGGCCCGCCATTTCCCGGCACATTTCCGGCGTATAAGTGCGGTAAGCCCGCCCATGGTCACCCATCACGGGGTCCACGACGACGCGGCACTCCGGACGCTTGAAGTCCCGGATAAACGCTCCAGTCAGCGCGATCTGCTCCCGCGAGCCCATAAATCCCGTATAAACAGCGTCAAAGGACACGCCCTCCGCTTTCCAGTGGGCCGCGACCGGCCCGATCTGGTCTGTCAGGTCCAGAAAAGTATTTCCCTGGAAACCGCCTGTGTGGGTAGACAGCAGCGCGGTGGGCAGCGGGCAGCACTGGGTTCCCATCGCAGCCAGCACTGGCATTACGATGGTCAGCGAGCAGCGGCCAAAGCCGCTCAGGTCATGGATCGCGGCAACTCTGGGCGTCATTGGGAACGCCTCCTTTCTTACAGCGCGGACGCACTTTGTCTCTCATTATAGTTTTTTGCCCGCCCTCCGTCAAGGAAAACATGGACAAAGGGCCGCGGAGGGCCGTCCCGGAAACCGGGACGGCCCTCTGGGGTTATCTTTCGTATGGCGACAGCTCCAGGCGGATAAAATACCCCTGGTCGTGGGAGCAGACGGGGCACTTGGCGGGCGCCTGCTTTCCTGTGAACACATGTCCGCAGTTGAGGCACATCCACCCGGTCTCCACATCGCTGACGAACAGCTTGTTTTCCCGCAGATACTTTGCGAAGCGGTCGAACCGGTCCGCGTGTACCTTTTCGATGTCGGCAATCTGGCGGAAGTGGCGGGCGATTTCAGCGAAGCCCTCCTCCTGGGCCTTCTCGGCAAAGGCGGGGTACACGTCGCCGAACTCGTCCATCTCGTGCTGCCGGGCCAGCTCCAGCAGCTGCAAGGGCTGGTCGGGCAGATCAATGGGATAGTTGGCAGTGATGGTGATGTTCTCGCACCCGCCCTGCTTCAGGTGGTTGTAAAACACCTCGGCATGTTCCTTTTCCTGTCCGGCGGTGTAGAGGAAGATCTGCTCCAGCAGCTGCAATTTGTTCTGCTGGCAGACGTCGGCGGCGAAGGTGTAGCGGTTTCTGGCCTGGCTCTCCCCTGCGAAGGCGCGGAGGAGGTTTTCTTTGGTCGCGCTGTTTTTGAGTTCCATAGCGGTAGACGCTCCTTTCCCTATGTCGGATGTGTCTATTATTTTCCGGAAAAAACCTTTTATACAGAAAATTTTCATGTATAATGCGGGAAAATCCAGGCAACAATAGGGCTGTACCGTTTTTGGAAAGGAGGTTTCGTGACGATGAACAACAACCAGAACAACAACCAGAACCGGAACCAGAACAACAACCAGAACCAGAACAGCCAGAACCAGAACCAGAACAACAACCAGAATCAGAACAGCCAGAACAACCAGAACAAGCGTTAAGGCTGTGGACGAACAGGCCGCCGGCAGTACGTACGCCGGCGGCCTTGCTTTCATCCGCAGACGTCTTGATAGACCGGACCGGATGTGGTATACTACCTCAAAACAGAGGAGGAATTCTGACGATGGGCCACTCCAGCGATATCCGGATCCGTACTGCCGCCGCCGCCGACGCGGAGGCCATCCTGGCGGTCTATGCACCCTACATACAGAAAACCGCCATTACATTTGAGTACGAGGTCCCCAGTCCGGAGGAATTCCGGGCGAGGATTACCAACATCTTAAAGGGCCATCCGTATCTCGCGGCGGAGCGGAGCGGCGACATCCTGGGCTACGCTTATACGCGCCCCTTTATAGGCCGGGCGGCCACCAGCTGGTCGGCGGAGGCATCCATCTACATCCGGGAGGACGCCTGCAAATGCGGCCTGGGCCGCAGGCTCTACCAAGCCCTGGAGGACATTTCCAAAGCGCAGAACATTTTGAATCTCAACGCCAGCATTGCCGTTTCTGAAGCCGGGGACCCTTATGTGACCCGGAACAGCGCGGATTTCCACGCCCACCTGGGCTACCGGCAGGTGGCGGAATTTCACCGCTGCGGCTATAAATTCGGACGGTGGTACAACCTGATCTGGATGGAAAAGTTCCTGGGCGAACACACGGACGCCCCCGCTCCGGTGATTCCCTTTCCCGACCTCAGCGCGGAGACGCTGCGAAAGCTGGGTGTCCGGTGAAAAGCAGCCATTTCTTCAGAAAAATGGTGTGGCACTAAAAATGTCACACCATTTTTGCCGTTTTTGTTACCGTCACGGACGAATCGGGATTTATCTCAGCAGCTCTCCATGAAAATACTGTTCCTGAAAAGCGATTTTCTTCAATATAACTTCATCAGAGTAATCTTTTCCATCTGCCGAAACAATCCATTTATCTTCTATATCATCATACCTGCGATATACGGCAATCACTCGGCCCTCGAATTCAGACAACGGGACATCTGTTCCAAGCAGATAGATGTCCTGCTCGGCG